TAATATTTCAATGTCGCAAAAGCTTGGTCTGAATGAAGTAAGCGGATTGAACTCAAACGCTTTAAAGCCACGATCATTTATACTTGTCAATGGCAAAGTTTCTAAGTCGCCAAGTTCTGGTTCACCAATCAAGATTTGCCAATCAACTGGCATTTTTATAATCTTTTCTGCAATACGCAATACCAATGCAGGACTGTTAAATGATTCTAAAAAGATCAGCGGAATATAATGATAGTCTACATTTTGTGGATTGCTATTGTCCAAAATAGCAAAGCGAAGGTCATCAATTTCTTCGGGCAGTGTCTCAAGATTGTAAGCTGAATTGTCTAGGGTTAAAATTTTCATATGTTAATTGTATAGGATAATAGCGAATGTGTCAATGTTAACGGTACTTTAATTTTTCCATTGAGAATGGATAGTTAGCATCTTTATAAAATTCTTTACGTTTGGTCAAGTGTCGTTTGGCAAACTTGCAATTGCTAGTCAAGTCCCAAATTTGCACATGATCTTTGTCTTCAGCTTTTCTGATGCCGCGACCAATAGATTGTATGACGCGAACGAAGCTTTTTCCAGGCTCAACGATAACAAGATTAAAGATACGGGGTATATTAATACCCACAGCAGCAACACCATAAGTTGCAATAATAATTTTACCAGTACTTGTCGCAACTTCATCATATTCTTCTTTTCTTTCGGTCAAGTTAGTTGCACCGCTTACAAATACACTTTCGGGTAATCTACTGACTAATTCTTTACCAGCGTTAACTCGGTCTACTAATACCAAGGTGTTTCCTGTTTCATTAATCTTTAAAATCAATTCAGATAAGGTATCTAATCTATTGTGGTCTTCAAGTAAGTGTTTTAATTCACTTTGATAGTTACTAAACTCTACTCCATCCTGCAATTGTACAATGTTAACGTGACATTGAGCAAGTACACCTCTGTCTTGCAATTCACTCGCTGATAGCTTGTTAATAACAGGACCGATACTAACAAACAATGACAATTGCTGCGCTTTCTCTTTGGGTATAGTTCCAGTCAGACCCCAACGAATAGGTACATTAGCAAATGGTCCAGTTAACATGGTTTTCAATGCATCGGCTTGAGCCATATGTGCTTCGTCAATCATGATGCAAACTACATCTTCAATAAAGTCCATAATAGACAGCTCTGCTTCCCCTGCTTGGGTAGCTTTCATCATATTATTAAGACTTTGCCATGTGCAGATAGTGTGCGTCTTGCCTATGTCTTTGCGATCACCAAAGTAAACACCAACGTCAAGGTCCAAATTAACATAGTCTGCTTCTGTTTGCACCACTAGGCTTTTATTTGGGACAACTACAATACTGCGACCATATCCTTCTATGCTTTTACTAAGTGCAGCAGTGATTAGAGTTTTGCCAGCACCAGTTGCAACTTCTTGCATACTTTGAGGACTTGCCAAAAAGTCATTGATAATCTTTATTTGATAGTCGCGTAACCCAACTGGTTCACCTGCTTTGGGGTGACCTTTAGGCCATGTCTTGTCACCAAAATAATCTTCAGTTACCTGAGTGAAACTAAACACATGATTTGTCGTGCGTAAGTCATCTAGCTCAATGTCGTAACCAGCGCCATCAATAACTGGAATAATTTCTTCTAGTAGATTGACAAACGTGCTTCCACCTAGCGCAAAGAAACTTGTCTTACCGTTCCATCTACCAAGTCTAACTGCAGGAAGATATCTTGCACCAGGCACATCAAACTCAAACATCTTCATTAGCTTTTTACGTTCAGCTAATTCTAATCCTTCTATCTTGCAATTTACTTCGTCTTTGATTATTATTTTACACTGTTTCATATGGTCTTAGTTTGATTGGACTTGAATCTACTACGTTAATTGTCTTTGCAGCAAACGAGTGACCGTCACTACTATGGAACATCTTGCCAAATCGTATCGCAACTGGCATATTAAATTTCCTATCTGTTATTTGAGAAGTTGTATTTTTCGTGCGAATATCAGTTGGGATATCTAACTGCTTCGCAAGAGTATCCATGTCGTCGCTAGTATTCATTGAGGAAACGTACTGATTGGTTATCAGTACGTAGTCACAGTTTATACAATCTAACAGAGGTTTAATACTACTCATGTCTGCCTTTTCATGGTTTATCTGAAAACTAGTTGCAAACATTAACTTGTTTATATCTGGTTCGGGGTTTCCTAACTGTTTTTCAAGGTCTAAAATCATATTTACATCAATCGTAATTCCATATGATGTTAACTTTGCGAGTGTTGGTAAATCTGTGCTTAGTTGCAAATCACCCATTGCCTTATCTAATGCTTCAGTGGTTGCCATTACATACAGTATGTTGTTACGATTTACTAGGGTCGGATCCCAATAAATGCAATCAGCATATTGATCAACGTCAGTTACAATTTTGGTTAGAGTATCGCAGCATACAATTTCACCAAAGTGTTTTTTTACTAGCATGATAGTATTTTTCAGCGTATTGATTCCATACTTTCCGCTATAGAATCTTTCGTCAGAGTTCCATTTTAGCAACTGCATGTTCCTAAATTCTTGAATGAATGTAGTTTTATACGGAGTGCGCAAAATTAAGGTATCGTCTATTAACTTGAGATTTGCTTTTGTGAACTCGTCCATGCTTTCAATCACTTTAAGTGACCATGGCAACTCAGCCAATATAAGTGCATCTTGTTCGTGATTGTAAAGCTGTCTACGATAGTTATGGACAATTTTCTTAAACAATGCAGCTTGATTGCTTGTTATGGGTTTGACTGAAATAACGTTAGTTATTTGTACGTTAAGTAGAAATTTTCTGTCGTATGTGCCTAAACTTATCGTTGACAATAAAAATTCTAAAACTTCTTCGGCATTTTTCATAGATTGTATCATAACAAATTCAAATAGAAATTACAACACATATGGCAAAAAGGGCCTAAGCCCTTTTTGGGACACTTGATAAGATTAACGTTTCATGCATGTGTTAGCAGCAAGATTCTGCCAGTTGTTTGGGCTGATCTTAACCAAATCAGCAATTTTCAAACACATACGCAAACTAAGTTCGTGCAGTTTAGATTTATTAGTTGCCATAAATTCCATAACCATGTTTGATTGTTCTTCACTGAAGTCATAGTGATTAAACAATCCACCATCAGCATCACGATGCACTTGTTTGATACGCAGCATTTTGTCACGCTCAGTATCAATAGTCAAATCTAAAAAGTGACAACGTGATTGCAATGCTTCCAAATGATCTTGCAAACGTTTTGATTTTACATTTGCAAATTTCAAGTTAGTAATAAAAATTGCACTACCATTGAAATCAAAACTATCAGGGATGCCTTCGCGGCGAAGCAAGCTAGAATCTGAGTTCCAGCAAATGCGGCGACGTTTGCCTGAATCAAGTGCTGCTTTCAAAATGTTCAGTGACAAGTCATCTTGAAATACTGAATCACAGTCATCAAATACCAAAACGTTTTTCTTATCAGAGAATTTGTACAATTGCGCGTACAAGCCCAGTGCAGTCATTGCACCTTTTACAATCTCAAAACGAACACGTTTGCCAGCAAGCTTGTCAAACATGCTTGCCTTTTCTAGTTGAGTTTCAACACCATATGACTTACCTACGCCCGGTGGGCCAGATACGATCATTGCACGAATATCGCTACTAATACATGCAGCAGTCATTTCATCAAGAATAGCAAAACGAGTAGCAATGCGGTCCATTGCTTCTACGTCAGTTTCTGCGGGAACTGATTCTTTTGCCACAAATGCACTAACATCAGCATTCACTGCCGCATCACCATTTAAAAACTCTACATCATTAATAGAATTTACTTTAACTTTTACCACATCAATACCAATATTGAATTGGCCCTCATTTTGTACTGTCACGTAATTTGCCCTTTTGCCTGATTGAAAGCCTTTAACAAGTGTGAATGTTTGATCAATTACAGCTTGATTGCGATACTCACCGAATTTTACAAGAACTTTACTCATTTTTTAGCTCCCAGTTGTCAATTAATAGAGCAATTATACATGAACAGCCATTTAATGTCAACCCTTGCTAAAAAGACAATACAATCAGTTGATCGTAATGTCTTCCATTCCAGCAGTGCGCAATCTTACGATATGGCCCATCTGCCATTGCTTAGCCTCAAGTCCTTTGAGAATACCCAACCACCGATTACGTAGTAGGGCTACTTCGTTTATGATCGTTTCAAAATCAATGACTTCATCTTCACCATCAACATACTTTTCTGCATCACGACTAGTCAATACCCGATTGTAAGCTTCTAGGTATTTTTGAAAGTGAGTGCGACGAATTTTACGTAGTTTGATGTTTAGATAATTAAGAACCGCTTCAATCTCTTGTAGCTGATTGAAACGGTTCTCTGTGATACCGGGCAAAGCAGCAATGTTTCTTTCTACGTTGCCGTAAATTTTTACATCCTGCTTTGCTGATAACAACTCATTATCGTAGTGAGCAATAAAATCAGGTATTACTGAAAGATCGTAAGATATTCGTGTATACCAATTCATTGTTATCCTAGATTAATAGTGGTCGTCGTCATACTCATCATCTTCTTCTTCCTCGTCGTGGTCGTGTGTGTCAGCATAATAAGTCAATGCTTTTGCAACTTCTTTATCTCCACGAAAAGCGGTTTTGATTTCTGCCGCTTCATAATTATTTTCCATCAAATAAGTAACTAAGGTGTCTGCTGCATCTTTGCGCTCGTTCATGTCAACATGTAAACGCAATGCTTCCCAAACTTCTGATATTACATCTAAGCTCATTCTTCAATCTCCTCTTCAACTGATTGTGTAGTTATCTGTCTAGTAGTTTTAGTATGGAACTCAGCCATAACTAAATCAAAGATGCCATTTTCGTTTTTGTTCCATTCTTTGCGGAAATATTTGTGTACTTCACCGTTTAGATCAATGTACACATACCGATTACCATCTTTGGTAATTAGTGATTTCTTTTCTAGTAAATCAAAAAAGCCAGAGAATGG